AAGTTATGCCCAAGGAACTGAAGGCCGCCGTGCGTGAGTTGGAAGTGGAGTTTATTAAGCCCATTTTCTGCACACCACTGGCTGAAAAAGGTGCAAAGCCCCACACCATTGAGAAACAATGGCAAGAATACTATTCCGAGCTAAATGCTGGTGGTTCCTATGCCGTTGCCAAAGGTCACATTCTGCGCCTGTTTGCATACACTGGAAACTTGCCGAAACACGGCGACAAGGTGCTTACTGTAGCCGCGGTTAAGAAACTGTTAGAGAATTTGGAGAAACCCGAACAAGAAAAAACTGGCCTTGCTGGTAAGTTGGTTTCTATTTCCAGTGAGTTGGAAAACCGCACGGAAAAGACAGACTTGGGAGATTATGCAACGGCTGTAGCTGCGCTTAAGTCCATGCTTGCAACTTACGAAACCCTACATGCTGAGGCATTGGAAGTACTGACTTCAAATATCGGTAACACTGATTTTACACCTAGTGTATCGGATGCTGCATTAGCTGCAATAGCTAAGGCTACCACTGCAGTTGATGAACCCGCGATGATGTAAACCATTAGTATGGTTTATAAAATTTAAACCTACTAACACAAAAGAAACCCGCTTCGGCGGGTTTTTGTCGTTGTCTTTTCAAAACTGGAGTTTGTATGCGATTTTCTAACAGTGTTAGATTTTTATTGGGGTTTGTATTAAGTACTATAGTGTGCAGTCTAGTGTTCTGGCTTGGTGGGGGTATCTTTGAACGTGGGGAAGCCTTGGCTGTACTTGCTATGGTATCTATTTGGCTTGGTACTATTCTCGGTATGCTCAATGTTATGATTGGACTTGAATAATGAAAAAGGTCTATCAACAAGTGCCTTCTATAGCACGCGCCGTATTTGAGGCAATAGCCATTGCAGCAATTTTGGCATTCCCTGTAATTCTTTGGGTTTCTAATTGTTAGGAGAACTTATATGTTTTTTGTATTAGCTGATAAGGTGGAGGACGGTAAAACTTATACGTCCCGTGTGGGCAAGTCAACCCTGAGTTATACAACAGCGGCGGCTAAGGCTGTTAAATGCAAGGGCTTCATTGTTAATGAGTCTCGCAAACTTATTGGTCAGGCAATGGACCCCTCTATGCCCAAGTATGTGGGTGACCTAAAGAACATTGGCTCTGGAGAAGATTCTTATGCTTAAGATTCGCAACATCTATTACAATGACAATCACTATGCTTACGGAACTTTCCGTTTAGCTAGTGGTAATTCTGTAAATCCAAACGACTTCAATTGGGAAGATCGCAAGGAAGTTTTCCTAAAATCTCTGGCTAATGCAGAGCTCTCTGAGGTTCTAATCATTGAACTTCACGTTAACACAGAGACAGGTGTTACTTCCATTGTGACAAATGAGTACCACTGCATCCCGTTGAAGAAGAAACGTGAGATTAATGTGGAAGCAAAAGGTGCTCCGCAACCCACACCCGAAGACTTAGATGAAGAGGAACCGTGTAATGATTAAACAATATTTCAACTCTACTAAGGCTAAGCCTTGGTATGATGTTACTCCACCACGTCAGCTAACACCACCTCCAGTTGACAAGCACTCCTTGTCACATACAAGTCGTGAGTTAGCTCAAGCACTGAAGCTTGGCATTTCTGTTGAGGTCTATCAACACCGCTGCCGCAAAGTCTCAGAGGCTTCCAACCTGTGTAAACTACAGCTAGGAGACACTGTATGGCCCGTTAAACCATCCGATCTGAAGAAGTACGGTCAGATGTTGGTTGTGGGTATTTGCCGTCATTATGACCAATATGGCACCGTGGATTGGAATGATAATCCATTCATCCTAACATTGGCTTGCTGCCGAGATCGCTCAGTTACAGCAACAACCACTTACAATTGGGCTGACAAGAAAGAGGTGGTACTCCATGCCTGTTAAACGCAAACTGAAGTTGGGCTTCTGTCCAATTGGCAATGCTGACTCCATTGCACCTTTTGACCGTGTCTTTGCTGAGAAGCAGAATATTTCTACGCATGGTTTTAGTGGTGTGGATGCTGTGGTATTCTGGGGTGGCACTGATATTAGCCCTAGTTATTACAAGGAACCTCCACATCTGCGTACACAGCAGACTGAGGTGCCTAGCTCACGGGATGTATTTGAGTGGAAAGCAATGAACTATTGCAAGACTCACAACATTCCCATGATTGGTGTTTGCCGTGGTGCACAACTTATGTGCGTGTTTGCTGGTGGTAAGTTGGTGCAGCACGTTAATGGGCACCATTCTCCACACATCATCCAAACTTCCGACGGGGAGTTGATGACTGCTACCTCTGACCATCATCAAATGCTATACCCATTTGACGTTGATCATGAGTTGTTAGCTATCTCTGCACAGAAACTTTCAACCACGTATGAAAATGGTTGGAACTCTAAGATGCCAGAGATGCACAACAAACCTGAGCCTGAGGTTGTCTTCTTTCCGAAGATTCAAGGCTTGGCAATCCAAGGGCACCCTGAGTGGGCTGTTGGAAGTCGTTTCTCGTACTATTGTAATGAACTAATTCATCATTTGATTGATGTGAAGGAAGAAATATGCGCTTAGGTTCTGACCCAGAGACTTTCTTACAAGATGCAAGCGGTAAGCCAATCAGCTCCATTGGCTACATCAACGCTGATAAGTGGAATCCAATGCAGATTCCAGATATGCCAGCTGGTTTTACCTTGCAAGAGGACAATGTTTCTCTTGAGTATGGTATCCCTCCTGCTAGTACCCGTGAGGAATTCATCGGGTCTATCAACGCCGTCATGAAGAAGAGTTTGGAGTACCTTCCACAACTGTCTTTCAGTAAGTTGTCCTGCATCATCTTCCCAGAAGATCAGATGAACCATCCATTGGCCCATATCTTTGGTTGTGAGCCTGACTTCAATGCTTGGACACTCAAGGAAAACAAGAAGCCTCAGCCTCCACACCCATTGATGCGTAGTGCGGGTGGGCATGTTCATGTGGAGACTGCCCAAGACCCCGTCGATGTGATTCGCAAGATGGACTTGTTCCTTGGTGTACCTAGTGTACTTATGGACAATGGTGAGCAACGTAAGCAGATGTATGGTTCTGCTGGTGCACATCGTGTTAAGTCCTACGGTGTTGAGTACCGCACACTATCCAACTTCTGGATTTATGAGGACTCACTTAAGGGCTGGGTGTGGGACAACACGGCCCGTGCATTGGGTTCAAATGTAAATGTGGCTGCTGATGCAGAACGCATTATCCGTGCTATTAACAACAACGACAAGGCCCTAGCTAAGCAGCTAGTGGACGAGTATTCTTTACAGGTGATTTAAATGCTGTTTCAATCCAGTAATTGTCAAGACATTGAGAAGTATTTCCGAAATACTTATGTCAAGCTGAAGGAGTTTGGAGATGAGTTGTTTCTCATTCAACAAGTCCACTCCAATCGAGTCATTGGTCTAGATCAGACAGGTGATTTGTTTGAGCTGTGGTTGTCTGATGACCACCCCTACGAAGTAGACTATGTTCTTCCTTCAAAGACGGTCTATCAAAACGGTGAGCGAGTAACCCTGCTCCAACGTATTCCCGCACGACAATACAAGCGTGGGCTGTGTGCTGACAATACACAGTTGGTGGATGTTCTAACAGGAGAATCCCTTCCTGTAGACATGGACAATCTAATCTGTTTTGTAAACAAACCACGGTTCTTCACATTAGACAACATTATCGACGGACAATGTCCAAAGAGTGCTGCTCTAAATGGGCGTATGTCCTACCATAGCCACGACAAAAGTATCCGCTGTGATCATAAGGTCGTTGGCTCCTTTGACGTAGCCACAGCCACAGTGAGGCACAACAAGCTGTTCACAGCCGAGATAGCTAAGCTGGTTTCTAACTGTATTAAACCAATTAAGGTGTATGCAAATGAGTAACATTTATTCAACCTTTAGCCCACAAGTTCAAATGCCTGAACTAATTGACCCAAAGACCCCCCTCTTTGTGGGACTGGAGTGTGAGATCGAGTCCATTCTAGGTCATGGTAGTGTGGGTCCTATGTTCAATGTGGTTGCTGACCATAGTTTGCGGAACAATGGTCTGGAGTTTGTTAGCTGTCCTACACCGGCAACAGCCATTGTTGGACACTTTACTGAGCTTCACAAGTCATTGAAGTTTCGTAACTTGACTCAAAAATTCTCTGAGCGTACATCCATCCACGTTCATGTGAATTGCTGTAACTTAGAGGAACAAGACGTAAGAAACATCATTCTTATGTATGCTTTGTTCGAGGAGTATTTCTTTATGATGGCCTCTCCATCACGCCGTCACAACATTCATTGTGTTGCCTTGACTGAGACCTATTTACCTTCTCTGTACAAGAACAAGTTGACTCAGCTAGTGTCTAAGTGGCATAAATACACTGCCTTGAACATTAAGCCTCTTGCTCAATACGGTACCATTGAGTTCCGCCACATGCAGGGGCACGATGATCCTGCGCTACTGGACCAGTGGATTAAGACTATCAACAACCTGATGCAAGTGGGTGTGCAGAATCCCATTAACAAGAAAACACTGACGAGTGATAACATCAAACGTTGGTTCCAACAGATTTTTGGTGATACCAATCTGTCCCTGTTGTCAAACTCCATTGACGATGTTGCTTTTAACCAGATTATTGATTTGAAATTGGCGGTGCTATAATGTGTGGAATTGTCGGCGTTGCCGTTAAAATGAAGAATGGTTTTACAAAGAAAACTGAGGATTGTTTCTTTGATATGCTGTTTGCAGACACTCTCCGTGGTGATGACTCAACTGGAGTTGTCTACATTGAGAATGACAATGCATTTGGTATTCTAAAGGAATGTACCCCTGCCTACTATAGCACCATCAAAGATGAACCTGAGCTTAAAGCAATGTGGACTCGTGGTAAGGCATACATTGGACACAACCGCAAGAAAACTGTTGGTGCTAATAGTGATGAAAACTCTCATCCCTTTGTTGTGGATGGGAAGTTTGCTATGGTTCACAATGGAACCCTCTACAATCACAAGAGCTTGGCAGATACTACAGTTGATTCTGAAGCCCTAACTATTCACCTATCCAAAGTCTTGAACAAGGACTACACAAAGGAGAAGTTGGAAGAGGCTTTGGGTAAGGTGTATGGGGCCTATGCAATTGCTGCCTATAGTCAGGAGACAAACTCAATCTACCTCACACGTAATAAGGAACGGCCCCTAGCCCTACTTGAAACAGATGAGGGTTGGTTGTGGGCCTCTGAGGGTTTGATGGCCTACTGGATTGCTGCTCGAAATGGCATTGATCTTAAAGACAAGTCCCTTGTTTTCATCCCAGAGAATTGTTTGGTGACTATTAACCTAGACACAAACAAGGTAACGATGGAGGACTACGTACCAAAAAAAGCTATCTTGGTTACACAGGTAGCCACTATGCCCGTCACCCGTATTCCAGTGAGTGGGAATACGACTACTAAAGGAGTGGGTGTTAAAACAAAACCCGAGTTATCCAAAAGTAACTTCAAGCGATTCAAAAAGCGGTATCTTAACCAGCGTATTGAGATGTACATTGATGATTACGTTGAAGTTAATTTCCCCAAAACCATAGATGAGGGTGAGACAGATGTGATTTTGTTGGGAGACAATGTTGATTTGTTTCCATTTGCACACACTATACGCTGTACAGTAGACATCTTCGATGTGGTTACCAACTCCCGAGACATCTTCGGACTGATGGTGTCTGGTACAGTTGTAGATATGCTGTATGAAACAGATCGTGGCAATGTCACAATAGTTCTAACAGATGTTAAACGAGTTCCCTTTTCCTTTACGAGTACACAAAATGAAACTTCAACTTCTTTGCACGCTGTCCACTAAGGGTAGCAAATCTCTGCGTGATTTGGCAGTAGGACTATCAACTAAACTCGGATACAAAGTGTTCCGCGTTACCAAGGCTGGTACAAAACCACGTACCCGTCTGAAGTATGGTAATAGTGTTGACAAGTTGTTCCAATACAACTGGTTCAAGGACAACAACATCCCAGCATTGGAGTTCACCACGGACTCAGATGTGGTGGATGGTTGGTTGTGTGATGGACAAACTGTGTTTGGTCGCAAGTTGTTAAACAGCTCCTGTGGTAAGGGAATTGTCGTGCTGGATACTCATGGAAGCAGCATTCCCGAGCTACCTGTGTACACTAAATACAAGAAGAAGAAACGTGAGTTCCGTGTACATGTCTTTCAAAACACAGTTGTTTCGGTAACTGAGAAGAAACGTAAGAAAGGATTTGAAGGTGAACAAGATACCAAAATTCGCAACCTTGCGAACGGTTATGTCTTTGTACAAACCGTTGAAAACGAGCCTGCTGGACTCCGAGAACTTGCTCTCAAAGCAGCAGCAGTTAGCCAGTCTGATTTCCGAGGGGTGGACATTGGATATAACGAAAAGAAAGATGAGTTATTCGTTATTGAAGTCAACTCAGCGCCGGGAATCATGGGTTCTAACATCGGTAAGTACGTCGAAACAATTGTCGGAGCAATCTAAATGAAATACAAATTTGAAAAACCTACGGGTCAAACCTACTCCGAGATTGACCAACCCAACCCTCTCCGTTGGGAAGTGCTTTTCCGTGATGGAGATACGTTTATTCCTAAGAGTGGTAAGTTGAAGTGCAAGGACTTCTTCAATGACATGGTGTCTAAGATTGTTCATGGTAAGGACGTTAGCATCTATGGTTGGTCTACAACACCACTCCAATTGAATGAAGATGGTGTATGGTTACGTCTTACCTCTCTCAATGATGGAGTTATGTTTGAGAAGAACATCAACACTAGCATCAACCCAAAGATGAAGGCTGATTTGGGAGTAGGGCTGACGGTTGAATTGTTGGATAAAAGTAGTGCTGTCTTGTTTATTCCAATGGCTATTTGGAAGAGTACCTACCTCATCAGCCTGACCTCATGGCTAGTTCGTTTAGCCAACTATGGCTCTGAGTTGGGTGAGTTTGATGCTGCTTTGGATGGAGCACAAGCTAAAGCTGACGGGGCAATTCATGGTAGTGGGGTTCAATTGGTTCGTAAGTGGGGATTTAAGATTCCAAAGGACTATCAACAATACTGGTATTTCTGCACAAAGGAGTACAACAGTGTTAAAAACCCAGAACCATCTGTTTCAATGATCCACAATAATGGTGTTATGTCTTGGTCTAAAGGAGTTAACGTATGAGATGCCACGCTTGCAATGTAATCTTGACCACTCAAGAGGCTACACGAAAGTTTGAAGAAAGTGGTGAATTTGTGGATTTGTGTAACAAATGCCTTAGCACTATTGACGGTGACGTTACCTACACAGACGGTAATACCGTCGAAGATGAACCTTTAGACAGTTTGTGGGACTAAGATGCGCATCATTAATGCGGCTGCAAAGCCTCCAGAAAAACCCACACATGGCACGTATCCACTACAAGTACCCCCTAGCAATACCGTGTATCGTATTACACGTATGAACGGTAAGTCTAGCTATTCATTTTTCTTAGATGGGGCTTGGAGAGCAAGTCGTCCAACTGTAGACCAGGCATATGTCTCATTTGTTATATCCAAAATCTTGAACAAAGAAACTATTTATTGGCAGAAATGCTAACTAAGGAGAGTTAAAATTGGCAAATTCCTCAAACATTCATCCTGCCCCGCCTGTGGCTCAAGGGATAACCTCGCAATCTATTCAGACGGGGGAGCTTTCTGCTTTGGATGCGGCTATCGCGTACGAAGTAGTAAATCAGCATTCGTCCAAGATCGCGGCGATGGTGGAGGAGCTGGAGAAGATCAAGATGTCTTACAACTCCCAGAGTATTCAGACTTCCCCGAGCAAATCATGGGCTGGCTTTCACAGTATGGACTCCAACTCAGTGAACTCCGTAGGTGGAACATTGGGTGGAACAGCTACTGGGAACAGCTCATCTTCCCATACTACGACAAAGAAGGAAATCTCTGTTGTATCCAAGCAAGGAACTTTAACCCAAGCCGTGCTCAAAAAGCAAAGTATTACAATAGAGGCTCCCCCCAAGAAACCCTTCCCATCTTCAAAACTCAAATCAATGAAGAAAGTTACCGTAAACAGTTGGTAATCACTGAGGATGCCCTTAGCAGCATCAAGGTAGCCCGTCAATGCCACGCTATGCCCTGTCTAGGTACCTACCTACCAGCGCATAAGATCGCAGCTCTACGGCCCTTGTATGACAAAGTGGTTGTCTGGTTGGATTCTGACAAGTGGCGAGAGGCTAGGGAAATAGCTGAGGCCTTTAAACTTGTAGGTCTATCAGCAACCACTCTGCTAACTGACCTTGACCCCAAATGCTATTCAAATGAAGAAATAAGGAATTATTTAAAATGAAAATCAAAACAGCAAACCTAACGGGCGCTGCACTTGATTGGGCTGTGGCGAAGTGCGAAAAAGAAGAGTACATAGCTGAGTCTGGAGTTAATGGTATTGGTATAGAGTACGAAGCTACTCGTTATTCAACCGACTGGGCACAAGGCGGGCCGATCATTGAGCGGGAGCGCATCAGCATCGTTCAAACTATTACCGAGTGGCAAGCTGCAAAGACAAACGTATTCAGCTACGGCCCCACCCCACTGATCGCAGCCATGCGCTGCTACATAGCAAGCAAGCTGGGCGATGAAGTTGAAATACCGGAAGAATTAAAATGACCACAGCAAAAATAATCATGGAACTGGCTGATGCGTATGCACAAGACTGCCACACAGAACAATTACAGGGCGCAAAAGCGCGTCCAGAGGAATCCAGAGCCGCCCTACTCGCAGCAGTGGAGAGGCAGGAGCCGGTTGGAACTGTAGTTGACCCGACTTATGTTGCGATGAATAAACAGCTACCTTACGGAACAAAGCTCTACGCCGCCCCCACCGCACAGCCTGTGCAGGTGAATGCGATGCTGGTGGAGGCGTTGGAGGAAGCGGACGATTACCTAGCCGATTGCGACATACCGTCTACCCGCACCATCAGAGTAAAAATTGATGCAGCCCTCACCGCAGCCCAGCAAGCGCAGCCAAAAAAGACGCTTGAAACAATGGCACAAGAAGCGGCACTAGAGCAAGCGCATCCAGAGCGCGTGCCTTTGACTCAAGAGCACCTATCAGCAATTTTCCGTAACCACTGTAGGCATTACACGGGCAATTATGAGGTGTCTCCTGGGGACGCACTTGTAATAACTCGTGCAATCGAAGCCGCCCACGGCATCAAGCAAGGAGGCCAGCATGATTAAGTTACCTGAGCCTGTAACCACAGTGAAGTCGCTACTTGGCGAATATGCATCCTGCAAATTCACCAACTTCTCGATCCGTAAAGGCGACAAGCTCTACACAGAAGCCCAGCTAAAACAGGCTGTGCGTGATGCACTAGGGGAAGCCGTTGGACTCTGCGACGACGACAACACGGCTAACGCTATCCGCGCACTAATCAAGGAGATTGAATGACAACTCTATACATACTCCGCAAACACCCACCAGTTTCATCATATTACGGACGCGGACATCTTAAATCCTTCACTATTGAAGCTGTGTCTGAATACAGAACGGAACTTTGGGAAGTCGCCCAACAGAAAAATAAGCGCAGCACCTACAAATGGACTGTCGCAAAACTGACTCCGAAGGCGAAACCATGACCAACAAAGAACAAGCCATTGCGCAAGCAACACTTGAACTGAAACTTGTATCTGCCACTGGGTACAAGTGCGAGACAACCTATGAATCAGTTACGCCAGAGCAATGGGGCAATGTGGTTCGCGTACTTGAGGGACAAGCCCAACTACCAGCGCCCGACTGCCGGACTTGCGAGAACATGACGAACGACGATTACAGCTATGCGTGCAAGACATGGCGCAACAAAGGCAGCAAAAGCTGCACCAACGGCGACCAATATCAACCTGCACCAGCAGTGGTGCTGTGGAGGACTGAATGAAGATGAAGTACGTATCTGTGGGGATTCTTGTGGTTGTACTCTCACCCATACTGATTATCCTAGCAAGCATTTATATGCTAATTGGTTGTGCTAATACAATAGGCCATGCAATTTATGAAGAGTTCTCTTGACAAAGAGTAATTAACATGTTACAATAATAGTATATACTAACAAAGGAGTTAACTATTAACTATGAGCTGTCGATAATTAAAACATTCTTAAACTACAATGAATGGTATAACTGGAAAGATAAGATTTCCCTACGGGACTTGCCTAAAGAACTACATCCTGTTTATTCTGTTCTAGATAGTTTTCATGAAAGTAATTCACAGAAAGTTAACCTTTCTGTTGATGACTTAGCAAACATCCTGTTTGCCCACAAGCATAAGGATAAGGAATACTATGAAGGTGTTATTGAAACATTAGCAAAGCTAGATGTTTCCTCCAACACAACTAACATCCTTATTCAATCTCTTGTTGATAACAAACTACTGAAGGAGATTTCCCTTGCTGCCTATGACGTTACGGAAGGCCGGATTAAGAAAGAAGACCTTGCAAAGCTCCTTGACCAATACACAGCGTCGAAGGATAATGCGGTATCTGAAGAAGAATTCGACTTTATATCGGATGACATTGAGCAACTACTCATTGAGACATACCGTAAGCCGGGTCTACGATGGAGACTATCAACTCTCAATCAGATGCTCGGGTCCTTGCGTGGGGGTGACTTTGGGTTCATCTTTGCACGACCGGAGACGGGGAAGACGACGTTTCTGGCTTCTGAAACCACCTTTATGGCTGAGCAGCTTAGCGAAGAAGACGGACCAATACTCTGGCTTAACAATGAAGAAAAGGGTTCGAAGGTTAAAATTAGATGCTATCAAGCCTCTCTGGGGGCAACACTGGCAGCAATCAATAGTAACCCTGTAGCAGCTAAGAATGCTTACCTAAAGAAGACTAAGGGTAAGCATATGATTTACAACCCCAAGGGGGCCATCCACAAATCCACAGTTGAGAAGCTATGCCGCCGGTACAAACCGTCATTGATTATCTTTGACCAAATAGATGCTATAACTGGATTTGATGCTGACCGAGAGGACCTGAAACTGGGCGCTATGTATCAGTGGGGAAGGGAGCTGTCTAAAGAGTTTGACTGCCCCATCATTGCTGTGTGCCAAGCTGATGGCTCGGGTGAAAACCATAAATGGCTTACGATGGGGAATGTTGCTAACGCAAAAACTGCAAAGCAAGCTCAGGCAGACTGGATTCTTGGGGTAGGTAAAATTCACGATGCTGGTTATGAGAACCTTCGATTTCTACATGCTTCTAAAAATAAATTAGCAGGGGATCAGGATTCAAATCCAGCATTACGGCACGGTAAGTGTGAGGTATTAATAAAACCGGAGATTGCTAGATATGATGACCTACAATGAAACTAAGGAGCAGAATGCGACTACCAAAAAGTAAAACAGGATTGTTTGTTGTCTGTCGCCACGTCATGGCTGCAGAGGAGGGTATCCCAGTGGGTATCTTCCTAACTCACGAGTCTGCTGACAACTATGCAGGGGCATGTGAGCAGCAGATGTTGGAGAAGGGACTATCAACATTTAACTTCAGGGTGCACTATGTTATTTTCTACAACGAATGAAAATCCTAGCTCTTGACTGTGAAACTACCATTCACAACAAAGGTAATGCTTATGACAAACGTAATAAGTTGGTCTGCTATAGTTTTGCCCACGCGGATGGTTCCGATGCTTATAGAGCTGACGCTTTAGCCCTACTTCGAGACTTACTTGAGTTTCAACCATTAGTTGTTGGCTTTAATTTCAAATTCGATTTGCATTGGCTTAAGAAGTATGGAATAGACTTTTCCTCCGTCAAAGTCTGGGATGTTCAAATCGCCGAGTTCATCCTATCCAACCAAACCAATCGGTTCCCTAGTCTCAATGAAACCTGTCTTAAGTACAACATCCCAATCAAAGAGGACGTTGTTAAGACCGACTATTGGGACAAAGGTATTGACACTGATCAAATACCTTGGGAGATTCTCCACAGCTATGCTGCACACGACGCTGACATTACCTTACAGTGCTACCACGCACAGATCAAGTTAATGACCCCTGCACAGATTCGCTTGTGTCAAATGCAGTGCGAAGACATGCAAATCCTACAAGAGATGGAGGCCAATGGTATTCCATACGATGAGCAATTATGCCACACAAGAGCTAAAGAAGTAGATGACAAAATATCAGCGCTTAAACTACACCTCAGTCAAATTTATCCCAACGTTCCTATTAACTTTGGTTCTAACGACCATTTGTCTGCCTTTCTATATGGTGGAATTGTTAGAGAGGCAGGGAAAGAACACATCGGCTACTACAAAACGGGAGCAAAAGTCGGACAACCCAAATACAAAAACATAGAAATTGAGCACGTTCTTCCACGTCTCTATCAGCCCATCAAGGGCACAGAGATGCAGAAGGAAAACATCTTTTCAACCAACGAAGGTACGTTACGTAAACTAAAAGGTAAGAAGGGTGTCATTGACAAGATTCTTGAGCTAAGTAAACTTGAGAAACTCAATGGAACCTATTACCGTGGCTTAGTTGCCTTACGTGAGGAAATGAACTGGGAACCCAACATCTTGCATGGAAACTTCAACCAAACCACTGCAGCTACAGGACGCCTTAGTTCATCAAAACCAAACCTTCAGAATTTTGCAAGTGAGTTACAAGATATATTCATCTCTAAATATAAGGACTAGATGAAAACAGAAATGCAGCAATTAGAATACAACGATGTACAAGCTGACCTTGCCTCCATCATTGAGCAATATGGAGTACGCACCTTCTTAGAAGACTTTGCTCGTAACTACCCACAGCACTTTGGTGAGCTGGTTAATAGGTTTAATCCAGAGCCAAGCACTAAGCTCCCACGTCTAGTACAGAGGTACTGATGCTGTTGCAGTGTGACGCTTCGCAACTGGAATGGCGCACTGCTCTAGAGCTGAGTGGTGACGAAGTTGGTCTAGCAGAAGTATTTAACAATGAGGATGCACATGCGAAGAATCAATTAGCTTTCGATCTTCCATCACGCCTCATTGCCAAAATCTTTTTGTTTAGAACCATTTTTCGTGGTAGTGGTTATGCTTTTGCAAATGACCCCGACTTCATGCACGTCTCTTCCTCCCCAGCCTTCTGGGATGGGATGAATGAGAAGTTCTATGCCAAGTATCACGGGTTAGATAAGAAGCATAAAGAATGGATGCAAATTGTAGCCTCTGGAAGCCCCATTGTGGGCCCTCTAGGACGCAGTTGGACCATCCCTATGGGTAGGGACTACAAAGGGGAGTTAAAGCTTCCTATTAATGCCCTAACCAATTACCCTGTTCAAGGGACTGGTGCAGATGTTATGACCATTGCACGAATATCAGCTTACAAACGTATTAAGAAAGCTGGCATTCCGTGTGACTTCATCTCAACTGTACACGACTCAATTGTCGTAGACACACGAATGAAATATGTGCAGGATTTATCTGCGATATTCGACGCTGTGTTTAGGGACATTCCTAAGAACATCAAGGGTGCCTTTGGCTACGACTGGGAAGTGCCGATGGCATGTGAGAGTAAGTATGGTCCTAACATGAAGGATATGGAGAAAGTAAAGTGATCTACAAGTCGTTTAATGAGTGGAGCTCTACAGGTTACAAAATAATCAAAGGAAGTAAGGCTGTGTGGGTAGAAGACAAACCTGTATTTTCAAATGAACAGGTTGTTAAAGCTGTACCCCCAACTTACAGCTACACTCAACAACCTTATTATCACGACCCAACTCCATTCATTCCGGAAAAAGAACAGGAAGCAGTTTACTATGCCGACGGCTCAGGGTATCTACCAGCAGCCGGCCCATGTGGACCTTTATACTTTGATCGAAATGGAAACACTTGACACAATGAGTATGTTGTGTTATACTAATAGTATAGATACATCTTGTATCTTTTTTAAATTTAAGAAAAACTAAATGCAAATTTCAATTGTAACAACAAGCGTAGAAACTAAACCAACTGCTAAGGGTAGCTATCAACAGCTCGAAGTGGTTTACAAGAACCTTACATACCAAGGTAAGGTTGAGTCTAAGAAAATTATGTCCTTCGGTGCTGGTGCAACAACCTTCAAGTTGCTTGCTGATGCACAAGCGGGTTCAACATATGAAATTGAGGTAGTTAAGAATGCTGCTGGTTATAACGACTGGGTTAGCGCTACTCCTAGCACTGGTGCTGCTACACCGTCTGCTGCTACAGCGGTTTCTAAAACAACTACGTCTCCTAAATCAACCTATGAAACTCCCGAAGAACGAGCGCAGCGGCAAATCCTCATTGTCCGTCAGTCTAGTGTTAGTAGTGCTGTCGCTGCTCTTAGCGCTGGTTCTAAGACACCTCCAACAGCCGCTGTGGTAATTGATTATGCCAAGCAACTGGAAGCATATGTATTCGGTGTGAAGGACCCCGGCCCAAGTGGTTTTGAAGACCTCCCTGATTTTGCTGAAGAGATTCAATGATGTTGTGTTCGGTATCATTGTTGGGTTGATGTTTAGTATTCCTGTTTGGTTCAAGGTCTATCAACTAGAAGTGGCCGCAATTAAGCAAGAAGAAACAACACACCATCTCTGCAAAGATACCGATACACGAGAGGCGTGGCTCTCCAAACGAAATGGGGAGTTACGCTGCTTCTTAGAACACAAAGAATTTCCACATAGAGCAAAAGGATATAACATTGATACCACAAGCAACTAAACTCATAGAAGAGTGTTCAGAAGTAATTCACGCTTTATGTAAAGTAGAGCGATTTGGTGAAAACAACTTCCATCCAACTACTGGAGTTTCCAATCAAGAGCAAGTAGATTTAGAAATTAGAGACCTATATGAAGCTTTAGCCGAGTACACAAAGGTGACAGGTTGATTACGGCGTTAATCGATTCGGACATCGTAGCTTACCGTTGCGCTGCATCCTGCGAAAAAGCAATTGACAAGGTACGAGTACCTGTAGAGCCCTTAGAAGTGGCCTTCCATCGCGTTGACGACTTAGTTCAGCGTATCCTACATGCCACAGCTTCGGACGACTACATCTCGTTTATTTCAGGTAGTGAGAACTTTCGTACTAAGTACAACCCTGAGTACAAAGCACAACGAAAGGATTTACCACGTCCTGAGTATCTACAGCCAGTGCGTGAGTACCTCGTAACTAGGTGGCATTCACAAGTTACAGATGGTATTGAGGCTGATGATGCTTTGGCAATTCATCAAACCAAGCTAGAAGATTCTGTGATTTGTACCATTGACAAGGACCTCTTGCAGGTTCCAGGCAAGCATTACAACTTTGTAAAGGAAGAGTTCAAGACCGTTTCTCCTAAAGAAGGATTGCTTAGTTTCTATTGGCAACTAATTATGGGAGATAAAGTTGACAACATCTTTGGTTTTGATGGTAAAGCAAGGCCAACTACCCCTAAGTTCTTGGAACCTCTATACGAAGAAATGGTACACGCAAGTCAAATGGGGACAGAGTTGGATTTGTTTGATATTGTGAGGGAGAAGTACAGTGATGACGAACGCCTCCTAATGAATGGCATCTGCTTGTGGGTACAACGTACTGAGGGAGAAATCTGGAAGTTCCCTACATGAAGCGTAAGGAATGGAATGGAGGTCGTTGGACAGAAGGAAGGTTTAATAGCTTTGTAACATCAACTTTACGTGCTGGTGCTAGACGATGGCCTCCAAAATACGAGACATTGAAAGCAGCTCAGACAGAAAAGAAAATAAATAAAAAGAGTGGACGACTGGCACAGCACTTCCTTTGTGAGTGTTGTGGTGGAGAGTTCACATCTAAAGATGTACAAGTGGATCACATCAAGCCTGTGGTTGATCCTACCAAGGGATTTAAAAGCTGGGATAGCTTTGTAGAGAATCTGTTTTGTGAGAAGTCTAACTTGCAGGTTCTCTGTTTAGACTGCCATCGTCAAAAGACCTACCAAGAAAAATTAGAAAAGAAAAATGCAAATAAATAAATCGTTTGAAATTGAAGAGGGTAAAGTGCAATTCTCTGGTGAAATTAGTGGTCCTGAGTTGGACCTAGTTATCCAGACAGGATTGCTAACTCTAATGCGACAAGGTGTCATTGCCTCTGCTGAGAAAGAGTTGGATGACCATACAGGAGAACTCCATTGAAACCTTACTATAAACGTTGTTATCTAAATAAAGGTGAGGGTACAGCTAATCTTGAGATTTCGTATGTGGGAGGTTATGGTCATGTTAAAATCAGCGACTGTAATCGACAAGTGACACTTTCGATAGACACCAGTACATCTAAGGAGTTTAAAAACTCTGTTTATAAGATTGATAAATTAATCTCTGAACTTTCGGCACTTAGTGAAATATTAGAAGGTTCCACATGAAACACATGGTTCTACCAGACTGTCAGGCTAAACCCGGAATTGACTTTACTTACCTAACTAAAATTGGAAAGTACATTGTCGAGAAGAAACCAGACAAGTTGATTTGCCTAGGGGATTTTGCTGATATGCCCTCCCTGTCGTCCTACGATGTGGGCAAGAAGAGCTTTGAGGGTAAGCGCTACCTTAAGGACATTGAGGCCTCTCATGAGGCTATGAAGGCCCTTCTCACCCCCTTGTGGGAGTTCAATGCCAAGGCAAAGAAGAACAAAGAGAAGCAATATAAACCAGAGATGATTCTCACATTAGGAAACCATGAGCAGCGAATCAACCGAGCAGTTAACGACGATCCAAAACTTGAAGGAGTCTTGGACACAAATCACTTGGGTTATGCTGGATATGGTTGGACTGTTTTTCCGTTTCTTGATGTTACCATTGTCGATGGTGTTGCTTATTCCCATTACTTTACTACTGGGCTTATGGGACGGCCTGTCACTACTGCTTCGGCTTGTCTTTCAAAGAAGCATATGTCTTGTGTACAAGGCCACCAACAAGGGCTACAAATCGCAACAGCCTACAAAGCAGATGGAGAGTCAATAACATCTATCATTGCTGGTAGTTGTTACGAGCACAATGAAGACTATATGAGTTCACAAGGTAACAAACACTGGCGTGGATTTCTAATGCTACATGATGTTAAGGACGGAGTGTTTGATGTTATGCCAGTTTCTCTTAAATACATTCACCAAAAATACAAATGAAAACACCAGCATCATCCAATGAATTAGGTTTTTGGGGTTCCCTAATCCTAGCAAACATAATGGGGAGTCCTTTTGGGTACATCCTCCTAGGATTCTCCCTATGGCACCTCTACAAGATGTTTAAAGAATGAAAATAGTACCAAGTAAAGTTGAACTGGTTGATTTAATGGGGACGGATTTGTCTGTAGTAAATGCAGCCAGAGTTTCTTTCCATAAAAGAGGTGAGCTTAGTCCTAATGGAACTTTAAT